TCCACTCCCCCGTAGCCTACATTGAAGCCGCCTATACCACTACCTTGAGGCATAAAGCTAAGTGCGCCACGGACCTCACTTGGACTCATCTCACCTAATGTTTTTGCCGGAGCAAAAGCTTGAGAACGATCAACTTGACGTAAAATCGATCGTGTATAATCGTCAAGAGCTAGGTCTGCAGCTGATTTGGGAGGCGGCTTATTCTTCTTAGAGCCACTAAGAAGGTTTAATCCAGACGTTATTACTGATGCCGCTGTTATTGGATCAACCATTTGCCCCCCCTGCTAGACACTTTGCGTCCTTTCAGAAAAGAAGTTTGTTTTATTAGGTTAGCCATATAAGGCCAATCCTTTAGTATATTGAAATACGCTAGCATCTCCAACGCTTCCTAGCTTGCCTCAGCCTAGAATTAGGGTTCCTTGCCGCCTTTGGATACATCCTCATTTGCCCTGCAGATCTAGCGCAAAATGACTTGCGCCGTTTAGCGTCTTTGCTTCCCTTTTTAACTTTACCTGTTACCGCTGTTTTTAACTTGCTCCCAGGATTAGCCCGCCGGTAAGACTTTACTCCAGCCCTTGTCATTCCAGCCCCAGATTTTGTGGGCCGAAAGTTCTTCTTATTCCTTTTAGGCATAACGGGTCGTCTTCTGACCTTTCCGCCGTTATTAAACTCTTGTACAAATTTTTTAAACATCAGCTGTACTTAGTTACTTTTCTTCTGTCTGGCATCACTGCGCCACACCCTCGATGATTCTTGCTCATCAAGCCACCGTTTGCTTTTTTAACAAACGTCTTCACATTCGTGGGCTTGCCTCCAACCCCCTGTGGTTTTGCCCTTTTCCTGCGAACTGCGCTTCTACGCTCACCCTCAGTCATTCTCTTCGCAACAGATCGAGGCACGCACTTTGGGTATTTCCTCCCAGATTTTGCAGCACGCTTACTGGCAGAGGCTTTCTTACGACCACACTTTTGAAACTTGCCGCCCTTTTTGGGAGCGCCAATATCAACCCAGTCACCTTTCTTGCCCTTACCAAACCATTCTTTCAAGCTCATCAGGATATCCTGGTTCTTTTGCGCTTATCTGGCATAAGCATATTTTGACCTCGAGCTTCTATAAAACCGCCATTTTTCTTACCCTTAGGCTTTGGACCCCGAAAGTCTTTTCTTTTTACCCCAGAGGGATCTTTGATTTTCCCCGCACATATACGGCTTGCATACGCATTAGCGTAAGCAGAGGGGTAAACATCAAACTTCTTCTTAGCTGCAGCCTTTCCTCTAGGACACAATTTTGTTGAGGATTTTCGCTTAGGCGATTTAGCACGTCTTCTAATTCCTGCCATTAGCTAATACTCACAATGATAGAACCATTTGTAGCAACGCTTACTGTTCCAACGCTGCCTGTAGCACTTACCCCAGATGTCGAGGGCACAGATATATTTTGCCATACGCTTCCTAAATACACCTGAAGCACGCCCTCTGTCGTATTCCAGATTACTGTGCCTGCATTGAACTTTAGTTGGTCTCTTCTTTCTGAAGTGAATTGCGGGGTGTCATCAGGATCAAATGCGTCCAGACTAAGTTCTAGCAGGCGAATGGTCCTATTGAACGTAGATGGATCAACCACCTCGTTCATTGCAAAAGGAAGCCTGCCTTGTAGTAACTTGGTCATCGTCTTCCGTTAGGTCTGATGTCTAGGCGAGTGCCGCCAACCCTGAATCCTACCCCGAGCCTAACGCCATTGGTCGCATCATCATCCGATTCAAACCTTATTACTGCTTGCCTCGCCCTAGCACGCATATCAATTTTCGTTGTGGTCGCTGTAAAGCTGCTAGTTTGATCAGTGGTCAACGAGCTCCCTGGGAAGTTCCTTTGCTTCAGCACCACATTTATCTGTTGTTCACTGCCACCTGATCCCGTGAACTTAACATCAGGAATCATTCGTTTGATAAATTGAAACTCTTCACCTTCTCCAATATCAAAATCAGCAGACTCAATGAACACATTGTCCATGGGCGAGCCATCATCATCATGGCCCGTCTCATGTTGATAGAGGTATGGAACAGAACTCGCTTTTCCTGCAGCGCGAGGGAAAGCAACAATGCCTTCATCTAACCATGCCGTTCTAGACAGTTGGCCAATGTTCCATGTCTGCTCCACGTAGTTGTAAGCGACAAACCTATCAATAGAAGTTGAATCTTCAGAACAATAGAACCAACCCACCTCATTAAATTTCTTATTGAGAAAAGCAAAGAATTGAAATGATTGTCCTTCATTGATGTCATCAAACACGTAAGAGTGCACGCTACAGGGCACTGAATTTACTGCCCCTGAATAACTGTAAAACCCTTTTTTAGACATCCAGAATATGCCTTGAGGCGTATTAATTGCAGCATTAGGACCTACCAAGCTAACCCCTTCGTTGATCAGGTTTAGTCCAAACGTAAGAGGAGGCCCAATAAACTGAAGGCTATATAGCGCAGTATCTGTCCATATTAATGTTTCTTGCCTTGCCCGAATCCCGCCTATTATTTCTGAACCTGCAGAACACCGTAGAGACCCTGCTGTATTAGTAGACTTAGGCTCCCATTCAGCAGCATTTTCTTGGTCAGAGAAGGCGATCAACAATGGATCGATCGAACCAGTTCTAGCTGATCCTGCTGCATTAATCGGGTCTGCCCCAAGAATTAAGACGTGCCTGTCAACGTCAGAAACGATGACTTGAAGACCCTTGGTGGGCGCAAGATTTGCCCCTGACAAAGCAGTAAGCGCAACTGCCCTCGTTGTGAGACCGTCACTATTATCCCAATAATAGATGCTGCCACCCCTGGGGTTAGATATTAAATCTTCCCCAAAGTTATCCATGGACCAAAGGCGCAATTGGTTAGAGTCAGTGATTGAGGTCGTTGAGCCCCATGATCCAGATCCCCAACTGCCAGTGCCCCAGCCCGTACCATCAACAAAGACATCTAGGCCAGAGTTTATTTGATATGCGCCTACAACAGAGCTTCCCCCATTACCGCTGTCACTGCTGTTCGCTGTGACGGTGTCACCAGATGTATCTTTGGCGACAACAGTATATGTGTTCACTGTTGGGACAGACTCAATTTGATACTCTTGGTTTAAGACAGAGGCAATAACATTACCGCCAAGTGATGCCGCTCCAGAAAAGGTAACAAAGTCTCCTTCAGCAGCACCATGGCTTGCGTCCGTAATGGTTAAAGTACTAGAGCCATTAGTTGCTGCAAACGTAACATCCCCAGCACTGGTTGTTGACCTGATAGGCGTTACATCGTTATAGGTGGTGCCTTCCTGAATATATAACTTAAACCTAGTCCCTAACCCTAAAAGCTTGGTTCCTTCTAGGTTAACCCACCCATGAAGCTTTCTACCCGTCCCCTCGTAAGAGGATTGTATGTATTTTTGCCAACCGCCTATCTTTTCTGGAAAACCTTTGCGGAAGCGCACTAGATTTCCATCAAACCAACCGCCTTCGGCACTATAGTCCGTGCCTTCTTTGTTGATTCCTGGGTTAAAAATAAACTTTTGTAGAGGCATTACTGATACTCGCCTGTACGGATCATTTCTGTAACTTCGACTGCCCGGTTACCAACCTGCTGGGACCATCTGCTATCCATGAACTCGTTAGCAGCTATCTCATATTGGCCGTGCGCCATGGCTTCCAAAGCGTTCACAAAACTCCGCAGTCTGGTCAGACCAAGGTTGAATGCAATATCAATCATCGCATCACGTCGGGCTTCATCTAGATCTGCAAACCAAGGGAAGCTGCGGCCTAGCTCATTTTGCACTCGTTCAATATCATTTATCAGAAGGAAATCTACTTCGTCCTTGGAGAGACCTAAACCACTCTCAGAGATGTTCCTGCCAACTCCAATCGTCTCGTAACCTTCAGAGCACACGTACACCTTGTAGCGCACACCCTCATGCTGTCTTAGCATTTCGATGAGTTTACTCATTTCTCCCTCGACACATGATTGACCTTCTCGTATGAGCGCATCGCTCCAAGACCCAACATGCCCATCATCACTGGCACGAGTAATGTTGTGTCCACCTCTGGAACCTCTATCCAGATGGAAAGGACATTGGCAATGATCGTGTTGTATAGCAGCCCGAGCATACACACCCAACCTATGGCCGGTCGCCATCCAGCCACGAACAAACTCTTGTGAGCAGCCTCGACCTTGTTGATTTCCAACTGGCCCTTCAATGCTTCGTGAGCATGTCGCTCTGACATTGTCGCAATTTCATGGGCCAAAGCATTTTTCTGGTCTTTGTCCTCGATGAATTTATCGAGCAAGCCAGACACCGGGCCTATCAGTGCATTGACGATACTCATTTGCTATTCCTGTTTGACCAAGCCTGTGCGCCGAAAAATGCCGCCAAAATACCTGCCACGGAAACAAAGTAAACAGAGGCCATGTCCCCCAGGATTCCTGCTGCTTGCTCCAGTCCTATCCACGCTGAACAAACGACTAGACTGGGATACAGCAACATGCCCCAGAGGCTGAACCACGCCATTGTCTTCTGAGCATTCGCTCGCTCAAACTGAAGGCGCAAGCTCTGGAGTTCCTTGCTTGTCTCTAACTCATCATCAGATACCACGCCATCGCCATCGGTGTCGTAGTCGGCATAATCCGAATCTGGTTCTAATTTTTTTGCGTTCATAATTTCAAATACACGTAAATTACGGCCATCACTAAACACCAGGTGACGAAGGCGATAAATGTATAGGTAGCAAATTCTTTTAGTTGTTTTTTCCGCTTGGCCTTAGCTTGTTTTAACTCCCTTACAGCACGTTCGTGAGCAACCTTACTATCTTCAATCCTTTTAATAATCTCGTTGTATTGGTGCGCTTGCCCCGACATCAGCATCGCGTCTTTCAACTGTTGATGAAATGTCTCTGCCTGTCTCTTGGCAATCTGCACTTGCATCGATTCCTTTACGGATAAAACACCTGCTTTACTTTTCTCAACCTCTTGGATCTTCTGCTGGACTTCATCATATTGCCCCAATAGATTTGCCAAACTACCCGCGTGTGCACCTGATTCTTTAATCGTTGCTAGGGTTTCATTCAACGATTTCAGCGTTGTCAGCACACCCGTAACAACTGCAATTGACTCGCCAAATCCAAACATCTTTACTTCCAGATTAGTGGCGTGTCATCCGTAACCTTTCGGGGTTCACACCATGCGGTTATTTTTACTTGGCTTTTTCTGTTTTTATACGGCTCTGCTACCTCCTTAGCGTAATCGTTGCAAACTTTGACAGATGCGAATAGCGGCTCATCGCCTCGGTTGACGATTAGCACGCCATCGACCATGACCATCAATGCAAATGCGAGTGTCATACATAAATGTCATGGGTACTTTGAGAAAGGCCAATGTTGCTGACTTTCAATTGAGAGCCTTGCAACTCGTACAGCGTGGATTCTTGCACTTCGGTTACGCGCTTAACTGGCTTGCCGCTTGATGCTGAAACCAACTCTTCAATCTTCTGATTCGCCACCTGCTTCCATGCAACAGCAGGAGGCTGAGACACAGGATCAATTGTAGCCATACCTCACTCCATAAATCGTAATGCCTGTGGAACTAGTACCGTAAAAAACAATGCAATGTATATTCCCCATAGCATGTGTTCAATTTTATCGAATCGCTTAGAACCACGTTCCAAACTGTCTTCGATAGCTCTATAACGCAAGACGCATTCTCGCTCATGCGCTCTAATTTCAGTTAACGCCTCTTGTCCTGAATCACTCATCTTGATTGCCTTGCTGCCCCTCTACAGGAAAACAATTAATATTCGCAGCAACTGTCCTGCGTTCCCC